AACTATCTCGCTCAATGCTTCGCCATTTGGGTCTAACGTGTTACCAACGAACAATCTAACCAAACCATTGACTACCCCAGCAAATGCTCGATCTGGCATAACTGACTGTTCAGCGCCAAATGCAAATACCGATCCTCCACCAGACGGTGTAGTAGGCCGAGAGTCTTCTACTGCAAACGTTTCTGCATTGATGATGTCAAATTCAGTTATGGTTGTTACGATGCCAACGTTACCACCTGCCAAAATTTTATCCGAACCTGCGTGATACGTAATACC